CAATCATTGACCGCTGGGATGACCTTGTAGAAGCCTATCTAAGTCCAGGTGGCAAGGGAGTGTACCGAATCCTTGACAGCGTGTATAGTGAGGTAATGGGGCTTAAGGGCTACGTCAATCTGGGCGGTGGACTTTACAGCAAGCAATTATAACACCTAATACAGAAATAAACTATGACAACAGACAACATCATCGACCTGCTCATCATCGTTTGCAGCATTCTGATCGTATGGTCAATAGCAGCGACGCTCACGCTGTGGCACGAACGCAGAGAGCGAGAGCCAAAGGCAACCACCGCACACGAAGCGGAGGGCATGACACCCACCGAGATACCCGAGAACGACAAGGGTTGGGGCGTGCGTACTGACTATGTAGAGCGTATGCGCACAGAGATACTCAAGAGACTTGATGGGCATGCCTACTGCACCGTGGTTATCGAAGATAACGACAATGGGAGTCCCCTCACCCACGGGGAGGCGCACGCCCTTATCCTGCCCTTCCTCAAGAAAGGCTACTACGTCTACCGAGAGCTAACGGGCTGGACTGGGGACAAGGTCACCCGCTTCCGAGTGGCAAAGCACCGAGACGCTGAGCCGACTGCTCTCGAGATCACCGAAGAGCTACTAACTAAGAATGTACAGCTATGACTATGACGATCGAAGCATTCACCACTACCGTCTTAGTAGTCTACGTTGTCTCAGTTGCGTTGCTCGCGGTCTTCTATTTCCGCTGTGTGGATTTAGAGTGTAAGTTAGACGTAGTCCAAGCGTCCAAGGACGACCTACGTGAGAGCCTCACGAAGCACAACTACTCGCTGTTCCAAGAAAAGGAGGAGCTCGAAAAGGAGGTAGCCGCCAAGACCGAGGAGATAGACGAGCTTAAACGCTGCACAAGGAAGCTCGCCAAGACCAATCGATTGTGCATCAACATGTACAAAGCAATGCGAGCGGAGCTGAGGGCAAAAGCCCCATATCCTACCGAGGCTATCTCCCGCAAGCTCATCGACAGAAGCCTGCGACCTTTTGTATGGTGCAAGGTTGACGACGACGAATGGTGGACAATGGTGAATGCTTGGCGAATACACATCTGCAAGTACTCAGATGGTGGTGGCTGGTGCGTCTATTCTGTATCGGACCACTTGAAAAGTAATCTCGATATGGTCCTACCCACCCTCAAAGAAGCTAAGGCGGAGGGGAGAGCGTGGATAGTCGAGCAGATATACTCAATGTTCAACCGAGATAATCAAGACTAACTAACAACATAAAGCTATGACCAAAGAACAAAAAGAGAGACTGACAGCGTGGTGCCTAAACCTGTTTGTCACCTATCGTATCGACTTCTTCCGAGGATTAGTGCTATCGGACACGGTGAACTTCTTTAACACGGAAGACCCAGACCGAATAGAGGTAGCGATAGAGAGCTGCCGCGGAGCCGACAGCCTCGGCTTTGTGCCCGATCAGAAGGACTACACCGAGCTACTCAAGGAGCTAAAGCAGATAGCCAAGGAAGTACCACTAAGCGACACCGCACATCTCGCCATTGCCTGCGTCTTCGGTGGCGAATGGGGGGAAGCGATAGAAGCCCTTGACAAGCTCAAGAGAGAACGCAACGAACAGAACTAACCACGAGTGCGCCCTGCTGGCGGTTTACCGCACGCGAGACCTTCACGCGACTAGGACGGCGGGGCGCACTCTAATCAACACAACGAACTATGACGCAAAAGCAATTAGAACGTGAGCTTGAGCCACTATGCTGGCGCAGTATGGGCACGGACGATATGATAGGAGCGCACACGGGTATAGGTATGAGCTTCTACATCCACCAAATCGAGGGGAGTGGCTACTGGGGATATATCCTTGACTCGTGGCGAGACTTCGAGGTGGTGAAGCTCAAAGCTAAGACACTCGAAGAGGCTAAGGCGTTTTTCTGGGACTTATACGCTGGGAACGTCTGGAGCTTACTCAAGCGGGAGACAGAGAATAAATAAACCACGATGCTAACTATATGAATGCACTCGATACACAGGTAGGCGGAAGCCACTACAAGAATATGCGCTTCCAGCCAATCGAACTGATCAGCCTATTAGGCTTGGACTTCTTCCAGGGGAACGTAGTTAAATACGTATCTCGCCACCACGAGAAGGGTGGGCGTGAGGACTTAGACAAGGCGCGGCACTACTGCCAGCTGGCTATGAGCTACGGCTATGGACGAGAGAGACTGCCTACAAAAGCGCAGACGGCTCGCATTGCTGTATTCGTCTCGATGAACAGCCTGCCAGCCTACACGGCTAAGCGTTTTTCTCGCCTCATCTCCGAAGGCCTTATGTGTCGCAACTGGGATCTGGCTATGGAGATCATCGATGAAATCACCCAGGGCTACGATGCGCAGGCCTGCAGTACAGACAACTAACGTAAATACACTAACAATATGGAACTATTCCTCGCACGAGTTGCATACAGCAACTTAGATGACAAGAAAGTCACCGAGAGCTACCTTGTGGATGCTCTCTCATACACCGAGGCGGAGGCTAAGGTGTTAAACTTCTTCTCCGACACGACCTCCGATGCTGTGGAGATCAAGACGCTCAAGCCCCTCGGTGTTACTGACGCTGTGGGGCTTGATGTAGACGGAGAGAGCTACCGCTACTACGTTATAGGGCTTACCGACGGCAAGGGTAAGGCGACCGCTCGCAGGGTGCTTATCAAAGAACTCTCCGCAATGGATGCCTGCAACACGATTTCGGACAGCTGGGAGAACGTGGTGACCTCGGTGCGTCTGCTGGATGTGGTAAACGTAATCAGATAGGCTATGAGCGCTGTACTAATCATCGCCGTCGCAGGCCTCGTCCTCGGCTTAATTTTTTTTTTGCCGGGGCTCGTTCTTCCGCAAGTCTACCGACAAAGCCACTTCGCTGGGAGGTGGCCTACGTGTGGCATGGGCAACCATGCTGGAAAAAGCCAGACACTTCTCACCACGGTCTTTAATCAAGAAGAATATGAGTAACACGACATTCAAACACTACGTAGCTCCGTTCAAGGATGTATCGGGGGATATGTGGGCACTTATCATCGCCTACCCCGATACGGAGGAAACCAAGAGCTACCCAAAGGTAAAGGAGGTGCGCCTTGGCGTGCCTGCGGTGACGCTGACGACGGAGAGCGAGGATGCTCTTGCCCCAGTAGTCAAGGGGCGACTGGCATTCTCTCTCTTGGAGGAGAGGGCGGACCAGCGGTATAGACACCTGATGCAGGCCCCCGATGGCTCTGTATCCGTAGTTCTATTCTACCTCGAGGGCAAGTCGAGTATAACAGATGCAGAGCTTATGAAGATTCCGAGCTTGTACGACCCTATGTCTAACGAATGGACTAAAGGATACTGGCGTGGAGTTCTTGACCCAGAGAGCTACAAAGAGCCAGCCAACCAAGATACGGGCTATCTCGTCAGCTTTGAGGCTAACGACTTCGGGCGATTATCGAGGGTAAACTTAATGGAGGGCGGTCTTGATATGGACTTCTTGTCTAAGCCTCGTATATCCGTAGAGGACTTCGTGTCGTACCTTGTTGCCCTCGGTCTTGGCGAGTGGGATAAGGCGGTTCACAAGTCGGATTCCTTCCACGACTTTATGGAGGTGGCGAGGTACAATATCCAGTTTATCGCAGAGCACTTCTCTAAGAGTTCTGGGAGCGACCTATTCGTAGATGTATCTCCTTTTGTGGGTAGTCAAGATAAGCCGATTACCGCCCTTGAGGCTCTCGAGCGCGTCCTGGGCTCTTTGAGTATGCGAGTCGAGCAGGGTGATGGTACTCTTGCTGTCACCGATGTTTCTACGTTGGCGGGGAATGAAGGTCTTGCCGATTACCATATTAACGGGTGGGACGAGTTTCTTGACTACTCCCCACACAATATGGAGGTAAAGGGGAATGATGCAGAGTTCTCGGCTCTTCCAGCGGTTGGCAATATCACTATCGTCACCAAGACGCATCTTAATGCTGTGGCGAGAGCCTTTGATGTCCCTGCATTGATTACCGCTTCCGATTGGAGCTTAGTGCCTCGTGCAGATGTCGTCTCGATGAATCTCCCTGCGTGGAGGTATAGGACGGACCACAACGTAGCGGGCAAGTGGTCGCAGGCCATTGTTCAGACGGAGGAGATTACCACTGGTGAGGATAGAAATCTGTTTGCCATTGTGTGGAATACGAAGTCTATCCACGGCTTCGCCCCAGGCATCGCAAATCAGGCCTACCTCGATAAAACCCTCTTCTTGGTTGGCGACACGATCAATAGCATAAGACCTGCGTCCCCACATTACAACCTGTCACTTCGTGCGGTAGATGAGAGTGGGCAGGCCACCCAGCTCACGCTTTCCGCCAACTTGTTAGACTCAAGTCGGTTTATCTACCAGCTCCCGCATTCATTCGCCAATGAGGCGCTTATAAAGGAGACGGAGCTATCAAACTATATCTCTATGCTCAAGTGGTATCGAGACCAGCTGAACACGCCAACGGACATTCCCTCTAACCCTCTAAGAGTAGGATCTCCGTGGCGTATGGTAGTACCGAGCGTTCCTAATGACGGGCGGTATGGGCTTCGCCTCGATGTTCCGCTGTTGCTGTCTATGTCTCCAGATATATACCAAGGTATATCGGAGAAGACGCAGGAGCGAGTTGCATTTAGTGTTCCGTCTGTCGGAAGGGGGTACACTTATTCCGAGGGCAAGGCCGACAGAGAGCGTGCGAAAAACTGCATCCAAGAGTTTAAGAAGTTCACGGACCAATTCGAGGAAGTGCGCTTGTACTTCCGACTTACCGCCCGAGGCGATAAGGGTGTGAAGTATCTCTACGACTTAGACGTGCAGCGTAATGACTCTGTCTACGTACGTCGCATTCGGCAGTTAGGGTGGAGTAACTCCGTACCTCATCCCAACTACACCCCTCATCTTACCTATGGCGGTGGAGATAACAAGCTGTCGTGGGGGACTTCGTGGAATCATCCAAGATTTAGCGAGGAGGATATTATCGGGGAGGGACTGTATATTCCGCTCCCTCCAGAAGGGTATAACACTCTCGAGCTTGAAGTGTTCTCTAATGTGAGCTTCTATAAGCGAAACGGAGAGACGCTTGAGAAATTCCGAGAGTGGAAGCTGTGGAGCGTCCCCAGTGCCATTGTGTGCCAAGCGCCCTCTCTGTGGATCTCTGATGCCATTGGCAGACGAGGCGAGGAGCTGTCTAAGGATAGACGTGAGCGCTTTGTGTTCACCTCTTCTACAGGAGAGGGCTCAGAGGCGGAGCTTCATCTGTCCGCAGGCGATGGTATCGTATCTGTTTCTCCGTCTATCATCCACACAAAGGACGGTAAGCCCTTGAGTGAGCGAGGAGCGATAGACAAGAAGAGCGGATATACGCAGAACACTCTCGCTGGCTTCCGTGCAGAGTGCTTCGGTGCGATATACGGCTCACTCCCAGAGCGTGGCTACGAACTGACGGGAACGTTTGCATACCACCACCGAACAACGCTAAGGCGCTATGCTGGTATGGAGTGGCTCGCAGTTGCCCGAGAGATAGACATTCAGATGGGTACAGAGCGCGGGACATATCACCAAGTGCGCAAGCCCGCAGTGATTAGCAGCGACTCTCTCTCTCCCGAGGTCCTTGATGGAGATAGATTCAGCGGTGAGAGATACGACACCTCCTCTCCTCGCTACTGGGATAATCCTAATCGACCTACACCTCCACCTCGTAGGCGGTAGGTAACCAATAAGACCGCCCTCCCTTGCATTTAAGGGGGGGTGCGGTTTTATTTTATTGGAATTTCCTCGGAATTCTAAATGAACTTTTCTGTGGTACCCCGCAGGCCTGCGCCCAGTGCCACGACACACTAATATACTATATGAAATATGTCTACTGATATGTCACCTCAAGAAGAACACCAAGTGTACCCGCGCATCACGACGTGGATAGGACCAGATGCTGCGGTAGAGGTAAGCAGACTGCGCAAGCATTTCGGCTTCAAGAGCAACCACCAGCTGTTTAAGGCTTCTATCTTTATGGCTATCCGCCTGCTCCAAGATGCAGAGCAGAGGGAGAAAGACCCTGAGGACACAACCATTCAAGACGCATTCAAGGATCTGGCGGACTGGGAAGTTCCAGAGTTCGGGCGCAGACGACGCAGGAAGAAGGACGGCCATAAGGAGACCGCTGTCCTGCTCGCTCTTTTCAATGGCCAAGTATCAAGTATGTCCAAAATGGAAATAGTTGGCGAGCAGGCCACGCCCTCGCACGCTGATGCTCCGAAGTGGTACGAGCGCTTCATCCGTCTGCACTATCAAGCACTCTACGATAAGTATGCAGACCGAGCCGAGCGACTCACTGGTGACTCACTCGCTCCTCGTGACCTGCTTCACGAATCGCTCTTGCGCCTGCAGTGTCCTCCGTCGCAAATCACGAGCTACGAATCATACGAGCGTTGGGCGCTTGACAAGTTCAACGAATCACGAGCCACTCATCATAAGCGCGCGGACTTGACTCATCACGAGCCTCATCACACGAACTCTCATCACGAGGGCGGTGGCTGTACTCATCATCACGATGATGTCAGCGCCTGCCACCGCTCCGACTTCTCCAGTTTCACCCGCCACCCCCTCCAGGATGAAGAGGCACAGGACTAAGGAGTACACCCGGCTGATGAACTCAAGGCGCTGGCGTCGTTTGCGAGCTGCATACCTATCCACGCACCCCGTTTGCGAGGACTGCGAGGAGGTGGGACGTACAACGGTGGCCACAGACGTACACCATATACGCCCTATTGAGGAGTGTGCAGGGCGGCCGCTTGATATGCAGGCGCGGGCTTTTGACCCCTGCAACCTTAGAGCGCTGTGTAAGGCCTGCCACGTAGAGGCGCATAGGGTACTACACTCTAATAGTTTGAGTTCGTCTAAGGAGCGCGCGCGGGCTGAATTGAGCGCCTTTGCGTCTGCCTATCTATCCGAGTGAGTGCTATTGCGGGGCGCATACCTCTCCCGTTAGGGTGTATCTCCCTCTCTTCGGCTTGCTCGCTTGCTTTTGGGTATAGCTATCCCGTTGCATGCGGTCGCCTTTTTGCCTTGTCGTCAGTACGTCAAAGAGCGCGCGGGGCTGGTCGCTCCCGTCGTGGCTACCCCCTCCGCTGGGAGGCAACAGCCTACCACGTTGTGCCGTGGCGTGTGCCATGTTAAGGCGTGTCAAGGATTATGCGCCTGCTTAATTGCACGCGCGCGCCTTGGTCGTTAGTGCAGGTTACTACCTCACACTACGACAATGCCACCCACCTGCATAGGTAGGTAGCTGCCCGCCAAAGAGCGAGCAAAAAAAACGCCCCGTCGTCTATCTTAGGCGGCGGGGCGCTTGTGTGTATTAGTTATCTTCCTCCTCGTCGAACTCTTCGGGATGCAAGCGCTTGTAATTCTTGAGCGCCTCATCCTCAAGGCACTCAAATTCATTCCGCTCATCCTCGCTCATGCGTCGCGAGAACTTTTGTAGCTTTAGGGTGTATAGGATCTCGTTGTATCTGATGTTTTCGGCTATTTCCTCCCCTTCTTCATCCTCCTCCTCTTTTCGGTCAATGTCCTGCCCACCGAACGTAAAACAACGCTCGCTACTGCTTTCACATTCTATATACATTGCGGAGGCTGATATGTATCCGCTGTTATACCTACCCGTGCCCTCAAGGTATATCATAAGAGTACGATAAGCGTATAACGCTCCTCCTTCTTCGGCTTGGGCTTTACACTCGTTGTAAGCCTCGTTGTATGCGTAGTCGCTCATATCTTGGGCGATCTGCTCCGCGTCCTCTTCGCTCGTGATTAGGCTGGTTAGCTCCTTTAGGTCTATGTGGATAGATTCGATCGTTTCGGTAAGTCCGTAGCCGTGACTATCGTAGGTTTGCGATATAGTCAGCTCCTTGCCGAGTAGCGTGATGGTCTTATTCGTTTTCATTTCCTTCGTTTTTTGTGGTGTATACGTAGTATGTTACATAGCTGTATCGGGTGCTGTTGCGGTTGCAAGATAGGAGTTTCACGCCCTCCCCAAATTTCCCTTTATACGGCTCTACCTTTTGCCCTTCGATTCTTGACACATATCCCCGATATAGGGATGTGTGCAGCTCCTTGATTAAGCCTTCTTTTTCGGCTCTTTTAAGCTCTTGCACGTTGGTTATCTCTATGCGTGTAGCTTCTTTTCTCTTCGTTTCCATTGTCTTATATCTTTCGCGGTTAGTTGATTCGACTCGTTCCGAGTGGTGCGGCGGCGGTGTGTAGGTCTGTATCTACCTCTACGTAGTCCCAGCCTGTCCCGCAGTGATCTACGAGGAGTACCCACAAGTCTAGCTTTTCGCAGTAGGCAAACATGAGGCCAAAGTGCTCGTTTAGGAACTCGCAAAGGTCCTCGCTGCAGTTGGTTAGGTAGTACTGGTAGATCTCTGGATAGTCCTCGGTCTCCTCGTCACAATCGTATCCGATTGTGTTGTACATTAGCTCCTCGTCGAGGTAGGCTATTTCGTTGCACAGGATGGTAGTACACCCTGCCCAGCTGGCAGCGACTGCGTACGTAGTAGTGTAGCTCTTTTGGTTGGTCTGATTAGTTTCCATACCTTTGTACCGATTAAGAAAAAATGGTAGCCCCGTTGTTCGTTGTGAAACGCGCGCGGGGCTTTTTGCGTTCGTTTCCGTTCAAAATGATTGGGGCATTTCCCTCTCATTTTGTACTACAAAGATAGGGCAAAAAATCGAAACCACCAAATATAAACCGCTATTTTCCAACATTTTAGCCACATTTTTCCGCCCTCCTCGCATTTTTTTTTGACGACCGAAAAATCACTTTCCGAGGAAGAGGGGGAGGCGATTTTAAGTAGAGGATAGCCCCCCTGCATACCACCCCTCGCTCCCTTTTCTTTGCGCGAGTTCTCAAAGTGCTGTGGGGGTTGTGGCGTGGGCTGAAAAGTTTTGGGGGTAAAGTGGTGTCAAAAATGCGCATTTCGCTGGGTTTATGTAGTGCCCTCTGCAAAATGACGCAAGAAGAAACCGCATGCTTCCTAAGAGATGGGCTAAAGGCCCTTGGCGCATACTCCCCAGCGTTTGAGCCGCTAATATCGGCCACAGCGCAGATGGCTGGCGTATGTCGGGAGTCTTATGCGGTGCTTATGGATGACGGCATAGTCGTAGAGGAATTCAGCCGAGAGGGCGATTCACGCAAGCGAGCTAATCCTGCCTGGTCCATCTTTATTGAAGCATCCAAGGAGCTCCGCGCACAGCTTTCCGAGCTTCAGATGACCGTACGAACAGCGAAGTTCACAAGCGGTGACGCTGTAGACAAGCTCAACCACATACTCCAGCAGATATATGAGGAAACAACTAAGTCAAAGCGAAGCGACAGCACTGAAAAGCGGGGTCGTAGAGCGGCTGCGAAGCGCTAAGATCCCATACCCGCGCTTCAACAAGCTCGACAAGCGTCTATCGTCGTATATACGCGAGTGCATCAAGCATCCAAGCCTGCACAACGTGTATGAGCTTCTGTCTATTGAACGCTTCCTGCATAAGGTAGACAAGTATGTGCTTCGAGACGAGAAGGTGCGTCACTTCATCACGTTCTACGAAAATATCCGCCTCCCGTCCGCCGAGGGTATGGTGTTCTTCGCGCTTACCCCCGTGCAGGTCTTCCAGTTCACCAATATCTTTTGGTTCTACCACGAGGACGGAGAAAGGCGGCTTGTCCGTGATGTTCTCCTATTCGTGCCACGTAAGTTCAGCAAGACGACTTCTATTGCTACGCTCTCGGTGTATGACCTCCTCTATGGTGATGCCAACGCAGAGAGCTACGTGGGTAGTAATAGTTACCAGCAGTCAAGAGTGTGTTTCGATGTAATCTCTAAGATACTCCGTGCGCTTGACCCAGCTCTTAGGCGCTTTAAAATCAACAGAGAGCAGGTGTACAATCGCATACCTGGAAAAATGTCTATCGCACGCTGTCTGTCGTCTGCGGCTGACCGCTTGGATGGTCTGAATGCTTCACTGGTGATCATCGACGAGTATGCGCAGGCGGACAATGATGCGCTAAAGAGTGTTCTCACCTCCTCGATGGGTGCGAGAAAGAATCCCCTAACGGTGGTAATCACAACCGCCAGCGACAAGCTCGATACGCCTTTTACGGAGATGCTGGATGCCTATAAGTCTATCCTCCGCGGAGAGGTGGAGAATGATAGCATCTTTGCCCACATTTTTGAGCCAGATGTAGATGACGAGGAGGGAGATCCTAATACGTGGCACAAGGTCCAGCCGCATTTAGGTGTCACAGTGCGCCCAGAGTACTACGAAGCGGAGTATCAGAAAGCCCAGCTCACGGCAGGTGATATGAAGGCATTCCGCAACAAGCTCCTCAATATCTTCGCCCGTGACGAGCGTGAGATGTGGATACCTCGTGAGACGATTGAAAAGGCGTTTATGCACGTACCTATGGAGTCTCTTCGAGGCTATCGTGCGATGTGCGCTGTGGACTTGTCCGTCCGCGATGACTTTAGTGCGCTTACGTTCCTTGTCTACACGCCCAGTCGCGTCCCCGAAGGTCGCACCAAGGTCTGCCCGTTTCATGCTATCACACATTACTTCTTCCCAGAGGGTATGCTCGCCACGCACGTAAACCGAGAGCTTTACAAGCGGTGGGCTGACGACGGTTATCTGACGCTATGTAAGGGTGACAGCATCGACTACCCCCTCATCGTGGATACTATTCTCCGACAGCCCCTCTCTACACTGAAAATCGGTTACGACCCATATAAGGCTCTCGAGTTCACCAACCTCTTGCGGTCTACCCCGCAGGTGGGCAAGGCAAATCTGGAGGCTATCCCCCAGACTAATGGCTCGTTCAATACGGCTGTGATGTCGTTTGAGCTGGCTCTGTCGCAGGATAGCATCACGTTTGACCCTAATCCTATCACGGCATACTGCTTTGGCAACGCTGTGATAGACGAGGACCGCCTCGAAAACCGCAAGCCCGTCAAGGCTGTGGCTTCGGACAAGATTGACGGAGCTATCACCTGCTTGATGGGCTTTTGGCTGTTCAACCACTTCAAAACTATCGTATAAAATGACCATTTCTCAATTCTTTACTCGCTTCTTCAAGCGGTCGTACTACGCTGGTGGCGATAAGTGCGCATCTGGCGGAAGCGTGCAGGAGTTCGTAAATCGATTCAACGGAGCGTCAGTGTCTACCCCAGACACAGCAATGACCATTGCAAGCGTGTACCGATGTGTGGATATTCTCTCTGGGACTATCGCATCGCTCGAGCTCCAGCACCTAAAGCGCTCGGGGAGTATCTTCAAATACGCAGGTGACACTCAGCTCAACACGCTCTTTGCAGGGCGGGCGAATAGTAGGCAGAACTTCTTCGTTCTGCTCAAGAATATAGTTGCTCGCTTGCTCCTCTCGGGGAATGCTTATATCTACCCTCGATATTCCACTCGAGGCGAGTTGCTGGATATTATCCTGCTTGGGGATGGCGCAGTGTTTTACGACAAGCATAGCAATACCTACAGCGTCTCGGACGATGTGTGGAATATCAACGGTGTGTTCACTGCTGACGAGATTATCCACCTAAAGAATAACAGTCTCGATGGTGGCTATACTGGCGTTTCCACCATTACGTACGCTTCGAGTTCTATGTCACTTAGCGCCAATGCAGATAAACAGACGAATGAAGGACTGCTATCAGGCAACCAAAAGAGCGGTTTCCTCGTGGGTGGAAATGAACTGCAAGGGATTGGCGCACTTGACTCTGATGTGGCAGATAAAGTGGTAGACCGAGTGAATAACGAGATTGCACAGGGGCGCAGAATTGTCCGCTTGTCGGGGTCTATGCAATTCATAGACTCCTCTATTAGCAATGCCGATGCGGAGCTACTCGAGGTGCGCAAGTACTCAGTGCTGGATATATGTCGCTTCTTCGGTGTGCATCCCTATATGGTGTTCGCAGACCAAAGTACCAACTACAAGGAAGCAGAGAACTCGCAGATAAACTTCCTCAACCAAACGCTCCAGCCCCTTATCCTGCAGATTGAACAGGAGTTCTCTGTGAAGCTACTGCCAAGATCAAGGCGGGCATCCGAGCGCATCCGCCTTGGCCTCTCCCGACTATTCGCCACCGACCTGCGCACACGTGCTGAGTACGTAAAGAGTAGTGTGGAAGCGGGCGTGATGACCCCTAACGAGGGTCGCATCTTCGAGAACAGAGAGCCTATTGAGGGTGGCGACCAGCTGTTTATCACGTGTAACGTGGCTCTTGTCTCCTCTCGCCCGAGTATTGAGGAGTTGCACCCAGATGGAGGCCCTTCCAAAAGTGCAGAGGAATAGCGAAAAGTGGTGTCAAAATGCGCCTTATAACTACGTTATATAAAGCCCAAGATAGATATGAGCGAAACCAAAATACTCGAGCTTAGAAGTAGCCCCAGCGAGCTATCTGCTCCATCACTCCAAAGTGAGGAAAGCCGCACGATTGAGGGGCTTGCCATCGTGTACGAAGAAGAGAGCGAGGTCTTGTATGACTTCCTTGATGGGCGTGCATTCCGAGAGGTTGTGCATAAGGGTGCAGTGTCGGAGGAATTGCTCCGCTCGTCCGATGTCCTCGCCTTATACGAACACGACCGAACGAAGCTCCTTGCTCGAAGCACAAACGGAGCGGGTAGCCTACAGCTGACTATCACGGATAGTGGACTTCTCTACCGATTTGATGCCCCCAACACGCAGTTAGGGAATGATACGCTGGAACTCCTTCGCAGAGGAGACCTGCGCTCCTCCTCATTCCTTTTCGGTGTCAATAAAGGCGACACGCGCTGGGAGAAAAAGGAGGACGGTACGTGGCTTCGTCACATTGATCACTTCTCGTATCTCGGGGATGTATCGGTTGTGAGTACTCCAGCCTATCCAGCAACCACTGCATCTGCAGAACGCTCAAAGCGGGCTCTCGATGAGGAGCGAGGATTACCCGAGCCAACCGAAGAGCCTACTCCCGAACCAGTCCAAGAAGAAACGACCCCCGAGGAAGCTCCCGAGCCAGTTGCTCGTACGCCATTGGCAGAGCGCGCTCTTCGCTGGGCTGATATAACAAAGTCCAACCTTTAACCCTTTAACCAATTAACTATGACAAAGGAACAAGAACAGCTGCACGAATTGCACGTGCGATTCAAGGAGCTGCAGGGTAAGCGCCACGCTGGTGCGCTGACCGAAGATGAAGAGCGCGAGCTGGTCCGAGTTAGCGAGGATATTCAGGAGCGAAGCCTCAACGCTGTCGCCTCCAAGGCCCTCGAGCCCGACACTGCTGGCGAGCAGGTGGAAGCCGCTAAGCGCTTCCTTGATGCAGCCACCCGCGCAGTGAACTCGCATCAGGCTGTAACTATCGAGGAGCGTGCCGCTACGATGACCACGAACGTAGCGAACGCACAGCCTACGGTTATCCAAGATGTCGTACAGCCACTCGAGGCAGAGCTTATCCATACCAAGGTAGGTCTCAAAATGCAGTCGGGTGTAGTTGGTCAGCCCGTATGGCCAGTGCTTGCAGGCGTTACGGCTACCATCGCAGGGGAAAATGTCGCTCTCACCGACCAGAACCTAAGCCTCGACAAGATTTCCGCTAAGCCCGAGCGTGTCGGTGTGTATGTGCCCGTAACCTCGCAGGCCATCACGGCAACCAACCTCAACCTCCGAGCTATCACGCTCGAGCGACTTGGGCAGGCTGTCGGTACGGCTATCAACACGGCTCTGTTCGCTAAGACTGCTCCCGCTGGTCCTAACAATGGTATCGGGACGATCCTCGCTGCACCCTACGCTGCGCCTATCGCAGGCACGTGGAGTAACACGGTAGCTCCAACCATCAAGGAGGTTGTCGCTCTCGAGGCCGAGGTTCTCGGCAAGAATGTCAAGGTAGACGGCAGTGCCGCTTACTTCGTGCATCCCAAGACCTACTGCCTGCTCAAGTCTACGCCAGTAGAAAAGGGCAATCCCCAGATGATCCTTGAGAATGGGCATATGAACGGCTACCCCGTAGTGTCTACTACGTTCATGCCCGAGGATGCTATCCTCTTCGGTGTGCTGTCTTATGCTGTCCTTGCCCACCACGGCAATGGCGACCGCCTCTATGCCCAGTACAACGGTATCACTGACCGCATCGACTTCACTCTTAACGGTGACTACTCCCTCACGGTTCTCCGTGCAGAAGCGTTCGCCTGCTTGAAGCGTAAGTAATAGCTATGCCCACATATATCTCTCTCGAGGAAGCAAAGAAGCATCTGAACGTAGACCACGAAGAGGATGACGACTTCATTATCGAGCTAATTGACACTGCCGAGGACTATCTCTCTGGGCTTCTCTGCAGACCTCTGGTTGAGGTGGAGCAGGCTTCAGGCGACTTGCCTACGGCGCTTCGGCACGCTCTCCGAATGATAGTCGCACGCTTCTACGCTGATCGAGAGGGGTATCGTGTGGGACGCGTGACGGAGCTTGCTTTTTCGCTTGGCTCACTCATAGGCAGATACCGATTAGAGCGATGAACGCAGGAGCATTCACACACCGACTGGTGTTCCTCAAAGCTGTAAAGACGCAGAGTGCGTCGGGCGCTGTAAAGGAGGAGCTGGTAGAGAGTTTTCGCTCTCGTGCCTACCTCCGAACGCTTCGCCCGACCTACGATAAAGACGGCTTGCAGGCACGTGAGGTTGTCGATACCTCGGCTGTGGTGTTCGTTGTTCGTGCTGATAAGCGTCTATCTGCCTCTGGGTGGCTTCGCTTCAATGGCGCACTCTATCGCATCGTACTGCTCCAGCCTATGCTTGACAGAACGGTGCAGGTAACAGCTCGCTTTGTAGACGAATAGAGTATGCCTGATGTAGTTTCTCTCAACGGATTCCCCGAGGTCGAAGCCTTTATTGGCAGGCTCAAGGATGCTCCAAGCCCAGAGAGTCTGCGTGAACCATTCTTCCGTGCTGCGGAGGTGTACCAGCAGGATGTTCGCACGACCCTGCCACCTCTGTACAAGCAGCCGAATAGGAATGGGCATGTACCAAGAGGCAACCTCATCCGAGGGCTTCGTAGGCGTATGCCACGCAGAGGAAGAGGCGGACGTGTGTCTGTGTCGGTCGGTTTCCTCTATGTCAATGGAGCCACGGCTATGGGACAGGAGTCTCAAGCTGCGAACCACGCCCACCTCATTGACAAGGGGACGGCCGACAGATACACCCGAAGCGGGAAGTTTAGAGGTAGGGTGCAGCCCACCCTCTTTTGGACGCACGCTAAGCAGAGAAGTACGCCACGCGCACAGCGAATACTCCTTGCAGGAGTCACGAAAGTCTTAACCAACGTATGAGTATCTATCTCGACAACAACAGAAAATGGCACACCGCCCAGTGGGTGCGTAGCCAACTCCTTGCGTGTGAGGAGTTGCAGGAGCTTGTAGGGGATAAAATATACCCCGTGATAGCTCCCGAAGAAACCGCTGGCGACTACATAATCGTATATCGCAGCGCCTACGGTCGTGACCGCGACAAGTCAGGCGACACGCACAGCGAGGCTTATGTAACCGTGCTATGCTTCTCCGATGATTACGACGGATCTATTGAGCTTGTGAAGCTGGTGGATGCTGTCCTTGATGGAGGGCGCAATGATGAGGTCGGGAAGACGATGGGATGGTGCGAAACACGTGCCACGCTCGACGAGTCCGAAGAAGGATACTCTGACGGTAAGTTCTTCCAGTCACTTACGTTCGAAATATCATAACCAAAACCAATAACTAAATAGCAGTTCTTATGGCAACTCAAACACCTCCCAACCCCAAATACGATAAGAACAAGGACCTCGTCAGAGGCGAGTCGTATAGTATGTTCCTCGGTGGGCTGTTCATCCCCTACGTGAAGAAGGATGATTTCAAGTTCACCCCACAGACTATCGAAATCTCCAGTAAGATGTCGGGCAAGAGCCCTGATAAGCTCGGAGGCCGAAATGACTGGTCCGCCTCTATCGAAGCGTACGTGTCGAAGTCCGCTGGGCATCTGTCCTACGACGCTCTTGAAAACCTTGCCGCATCGGGTAAGGCTGTCCCATTCGAGATTTGCGAGGTGACTATCGCAGAGGATGCGGCAGGCCTTCGCACTGTAACTAAGGGTGCAGTTCTCCGTAAGGGTATGGTCACTATCTCCGACCTTAGCAAGAATAGCACTGGCGGGGAGTACGAGACCTTCACCTGCACGCTGAACGGCTCTGGTCCCCTCAAGGATAAGGCGGATAAGGAGATCGGAAGCACCGAAGCGATTACCGCCGCAGGGATTACGCTCTAATGGACAGCGTGCCATTCCCACTGACACTCCGCGCGGTACTTCTTTTCGAGAAGCTCTCCGCGCGGAGTTTCTCTACACTGAATATCCAAGATGGGGAGCAGATACCTCTCCTCATCTACTGCTTGCAGAGGTGCGAGGAGGGCGGTAGTAAGATGCCTTTCAATGCGTGGGTGTCTGTCTTGGATAGCGTAGAGGTATCGTCGCATCTATATGGGCGATTGGAGCGCACTCTGGAGGAGCTTACGCCTATTACCGCCTCCCTCTCTGATGCAGGCGGAGGAGATGCCAGTGATGGCGAAGATGACGGACCAGACTTCACGACTATCGCCAATATGATAATCGTGGACGGAGGTATTGACGCAGGGTATGTTATGGACAGAATGGAGTTGTGGGAGATACCTGCGCTTCTGAACGCCATACAGAAGCGCAAGCAGGAGAGCCTCGAGTACAAGCGTCTATTCACTTGGATGTCTATGCTCCCGCACCTCGCACAAGACTCCGTTTGCTCTCCAGAGAAGCTCCTTCCGTTCCCGTGGGAGACTGCGAGCGAGGATGTAGGTCAGGCAATCTTTGACCAGCTCAAGGATGCGAAAATCGTAGTCGCAGATAAGTAATACACACATTCAGCCTACCAGCCTATGGCTAATAATCTTTCATTTTCCGTCCGATTAGAGCTGCTTGCGGATAAGTTCAAGCAGCGAGCGGATGAAGCCGTCGCTTCACTCCGTGGCATCCAGTTCCAAGCCCTTGCAATGGTTGGTGCGTTGGGCGCAGGTGTTACCTCTATTAGTAGCTTTATCTCCTCTCTTGTCAGTACGGCTCGAGAGGCAGGCCGCGCGCGTGTTGTTCTTCGCAATATCAGCTCGGACGCTCGTGAGTACTCTCGTAGCTTGAAATATCTTGCTGAGCTTACAGATAAGTACGGTACAGACCTCATCGGCACTACCGAGGCGTTCGCTAAGTTCAAGGCGGCTGCAACTCCTGCGGGCATCGCTATGGCGGAGCAGGAACGCATCTTCTCCAATATCAGTAAGGCTATGGCTTCGTTCGGTATCTCGGGCGGAGAGGCGGCTCTTACGATGATGGCTATTACTCAGATGATGAGTAAGGGGAAGATCTCCAGCGAAGAACTCCGTCGCCAGCTTGGTGAGCGTATGCCCGTGGCTATGCAGGCCATGGCGAACGCTGCGGGCGTATCGATGTCACAGCTGGACAAGCTCCTCAAGGAGGGTAAGCTCCGCAGTGCCGAGATTATGGGTAAGTTCTCCGACGAGCTGGCGAAGCTCTCTGGGGACACCAGCACCGACAACCTCGAGAGTTCTCTTGGCCGTCTCAAAAACTCCTTTACCAGCCTTGCGGACTCTCTGCACGTGTACGATAACTTCAAGGCTCTTGTCGAGAAGGTAAAGGATCTTCTGGACTACCTGCGCACACACCTCTCCAACTTGTACATTTGGGCGGGGGGCTTGCTCGGTGCGCGTTTGTGGGGAAAGTTCTCTGCAACTTGGAGCCAGGCAGGTGCTGTTATCAAGGCATCGCAGGCGCAGGCCATAGCTGACGAGGCGGCCGCCAAGGAGTCGGCGAAGCGAGCTAAGCTGGAAGCGCAGAAGGCCCTCGCAGAAGCCCAGCAACAGCTCCAGCGTGCAGAGGCAGCTGTGCAGGCGGCTGGCACGATTACGGAGAAGGAGAAGAAGCGACTGGAGGTAGCCAAATACACTGGCGATGTGCGCTTCCAAAAGGCGGTAGACAACTTTTCCAACGCACAGACAGAGAAGCGCACCCTGCTGAACGAGCATCAGGCTCTACTCCGTGGTCTGCAGAGAAGTGAAGAGGAGGCAGCGCAGAGAGTTGCCAATGCTAAGCTCGCACTCCAACGTGCCAATGATGAGGCAGCCTCTAAGATTATCGCCAAGCAGGAGCAGATAGAGCGAGCCAAGGATGAGCGAGTGGCCGCTGCAAAGCGTGCGCTGGATGCAGCCACAGCACCAAAGGATGTAAAGGCAGCTACCTCCGCTCTGAATAAGGCCGACCGATATACCTCTGATGAGCAGAAGGCTATCCGCGACCTGCAGAGGGAACAGGCTGCGATAGTCTCTAAGAGCCAGAGGGAGTATGACAGAGCCATTGCTGATCAGTCACGTCTGCAACTTGCGAATATCACGAAGCGAGAGCGTGAAGAAGCACGCTTAGCTGGGAAGCTGGAGCAGAACGCCCGTACGCTCGCCGCCACTGGTGACGCACTGAACAAAGCAAACCACAACAGACGCGAACTCCTCGCAGAAGCCCGCGCTAAGAACGAGGAAGCGCGTATCAAGCGCCTTGCAGCTCTGCAGGCCTCTGCGGATAAGGCTCACTACAATATCGGAGGTAGAGCTACCAACCTCCCCTCGTCGTCTGCATCGGTTGCTGGCGTACTTAACACTCAGCGAGCTATCAGCAATGCAGGCAACCTCTCGTTCCGTCCTGCAAGCGAGATTGTCGCAGAGCAAACCAAGGCGGCATCTTCCACGGTGTCTCTATGGGCAAGGGCCACGACCACAGTAAAGCTCGCTTGGGCTTCCACGCTGGCAACGATCCGTGGGCTTATGGCCACGATTGCTCCTATGGCTATCATCGCAGGCATCACGGCTATCGTGACCGCTCTTGCTGACTGGTATCGTAAGCAGAAGGAGATTAACGGGCTGCAGAATGAGTACCTCGCCAAGCAGAGGGAAATCAAGTCCACCCGAAGCGATGAGGAGGTGCAGATTTTACGCCTATTTAATCTCTACAAGAGCTTAGACGGGAAGCTCGAGGAGCAGAAGACTGTACAGCACCAATTAGAGAAGTCCCTTGGCTTACAGGAGGGCTCGCTCGACCGAATTGCAGGGAAGTACGACCGAATCAGGGATGTCGTAAGCAAGATACTCAAGCTAAAGGAGATCGATAGACAGATTGACTTCTATAGCGAAACCCTTAAAGAGTCGAGGAAACCCCTCCAGGCCATATATTCTGAATACCTCAAAAAGGGAGGGAAACCTATCTCCGCTGATAGGCTGGAGGGTTTTGGCGATGTTCTATCAAAGTATGCTTCTCTCACACCATCAGAGATAACTTCATACTCAAAAAGAACGTATGACCGAGTTGGTAGAGATCATCTAAAGTCTATCGACCATTTCAGCAGCTATTTGAATACAATAGCCAAGGAGAAAACTGGTGAATGGCTGACAAAGGGTTTGTACGATCTTGCTTCCGCCACCTCAAAGGGTGACCTCCGCGAGGCTGGGCTTAATATGCTTGTTGCCTCGGACTCTAAGGCTAAGCTGGACGAGCTTCAAGTCAAGCGCATCAAGATAGAGGAAGAAGCCAATGGCGAGGTAAAGTCTATCGGAGGGAGCTTCGCTGGTGGCGGTGGCGTGTCAAGCTCCGACGACGACTCAAAGAAGAGCAAGAAGAAGAGCGAACTGCAGCGCACAAGAGAGGCGGCCGCCAAGGAACTCAACGAACTGCATAACCAGCGGGCAGCAGGCATTATCTCCGAAGAGGAGTATCGTCTTGCACTTGACAAGGTTGCCACTCAGTATCGTGAGAAGCTCGCATCACTCCTTGGGGAGAAGGCTCTCAACGACCAGCAGTATCAGAGCCTGCAGACGCACCTGCTTGTCGAAAGGGAGGTAATTGAGGAGAAGGCGAGAAGTGCAGCGGAACTCAAACTGATCACAGCGCAGGTGAAGTACGGTCTTGCTACGGAGGATGATCTGCGCAGAGCTAAGGCAGAGCGTGCGAAGGCTGAGCTGAACGCCCTTATCAAAAAGAACGGAGAGCTTGATGTAGACAACGCGTATGTCAAGGCTAAGATGAGTGAGATAGACGCGGTCTCCGCTATCGCAGACATACAGCGCAACTACGCTGACGAAGCGAAGAAGCTGGAGAAAGCACGTGAGGAGGGCAGGCTCAAGGAGAATGAGTACGCAGAAGCTCTCGCTAAGCTCATATCATCTACACGTGAGCGAGCCAATCAGACTGCCACGACCACCGAGGGGCAGGAGAACCTCAAAAAGGAACTGGGCGAAAAGCTCTCCAACGACCTCTCCTCTATCGCTAAGGCTGCCACTCCAGTCAAGGGCGTACGAGATACGAGCTACGACTACAAAAAGGACGAAGCTACGAAGCTTGGTGAGGAGAAGCAGCTTATGGAGGACTACGTTCGCCAGTTGCAGGAGGCTGAAAAGGCTGGGCTGGATGTTGCGGAGGCTCTCAAGCAGGCGCAGAAGGAGACCAAGACGCTCGACCAAGCTATCAAGGTGGCGACTATTCAGTCTGACCTCAAGAAGTACCGAGAAGCGGTCAAAGACCAGTCGTTTTCAGGCTTGAAGTCCGTTGCACAGAGCGCGCGCCACCTCAAGAGTGCATTCAGTGAGTTGCAAAAAGCGTTCGACCCAGATGCGCAGGCCTCTGCGTGGGAACGCTTCTTTGCGGTATTCGACTCTGCAACGCAGGGTATCGACACTATCCTCTCTCTTGTGAAGATGATAGAGGGGCTTACGCAGGCTCGCCAAGTTGCGGCTGCTGCCGAGCAGGCTCTCACGGCACAGCAGGTTGCAGGTAGAACGCTTGTGACAACAACGGAGGCAACGTCTACCGCCACGGAGTTAGGGCTTACGACGGCACGTATAGCGGCCACGCAGGCGGAGACCTCTGCGGACACTGTCGGGGCAGCGGCTAAGGCGGCTAAGGCTCACGCAGGCATCCCGTTTGTCGGTGTGGCTCTCGCTGCGGTAGCCGTGGGTGGTCTGATAGCTCTCATTTCATCTTCGGCAAAGAAGATACCGAAGTTCGCCAATGGCGGTATCGTGCCAGGCGGTGATGGCTCGGGCGACCGAGTCCTCGCTCGAGTCAATCCTGGCGAATTGATACTTAACAAGGCACAGCAAGGACGGCTCGCCAACCACTTGACCTCCGCAGCATCTATCCGAGTGGAGGTAGAGGGTAAGATCCGCGCAAAGGATATTCTGCAGCTAAGTAGTGTAGCTGCTCGACATAAAACACGATAACCAACCAAAACCAAAGACTATGAGTTTTATTGACTTCTTCGACCCTGACGCCTTCTCCAAGACGGAGATAACGCACGCAGCGGTAATCGGTATCTTCTGCTATGTGAGTGTTACTATCGCCCGCTTCCTTGACCTTGCGTCCGCGCTTATGCGAGACAAACGCTTTGACGAAAAGCAGGCTCGCATCATAGTAAGCGAGGGTAAGCTGGAGGGAGACCCAAAGAAGCTCGCAAAGAAGTTCGGTAACGGAGCGTCAAGCAAGGGCTACGCTTCATTCGTCATCAGACTTGTGCTGTACTACTTCTGTGTGGCTCTTGCAGGCATTGTCGATGGAATTCTGCTTATGTCTGATGCGTGGTCGTATGCTCACATGCATGAGCTCCCATACGTATCAATGTTGGTGACGCTACTTATCGTACATACGGAGTTCACGAGTATTTGGGAGAATAGTCCTAAAAACGTCACGCAGAGCATGGAGAAGAGTATGCGACGCTTCGTGAAGGGGGCTAATGCAATACGCAACAAGGACGTCGAAGAGATCCGAGAGATCTTTGTCGAGCGAGTAAAGAGAGAAGAAGGAGAAGAATAATACCGAAACGACTATGAGCAAGTATTTCACCCTCGAGGAGCTGACACGAAGCCAAACGGCCGTGCGCCTCG